AGGCATCGACCCGGATCGGGCGAATTTTCGGGTTCGCAGTCACCGTCGCCATGAACTTCATGGCCTTGGCGTTTACCGAGGTGAAGTTCTCGGTCGCGGTCGCGTTGGTCAACGTCGCCAGACCAGCCGACAAGTCGGTCTTTGCCGTATAGGCGTTGTTGCCGAAGTACACGCGGTCGCTGTTGTTCACCAGCCATGCGTCAAGCGCGGTCTGGTTGCCGCCAGCGGCCACATCAGTGGCGTTCATGTTGATGACGGAAGTGCCGTCAGTCATGGTGCCGAGCGACTTGGTGATGAGCGTTTCGGTGTCCTTCAGGGACCATTCCTTGAGGACCGAGCGGCCAGCTTCACGGAGGCCGATTGCCGAATACTGCTCATCGATTTCAGCGACGCGAACGCCGTTACGGCGCTTGTTGACAGTGACTTCGCACGAGCGCGACGCCATGTCTTCTTCGTTGCCTTCCAGAACGTCGCGACCAGTGATCGCGTCCTGGGTCAGCTTGTTGACGAGCGCGAAGTTAACGCGGTCGCCCTTTTTCTTGGTCAGATTTTCCTTGACCTGGATAATCGAACTTTCGTCCGTACCCATTTCGCCGGAATAGCGGTTTTCGGTCAGGTATTCGGTGAAGAACTTGTCATCCCACTGTTCGACAGTGAGACCAGAGGCTACTCGAGTGTCAGCCATGGATGGCTATCCTTTCGGATGCGGACACCAAATCGCGCGCCGTCGTGACGGCGTGTTAGCGTTTGATGATGTCCTGAATGGATGCCGGACCGGACCAAGCCGGGCCAGCGCGTGACCCGACATTGCGGGCCGTTGCGAAGTTCGAGGGCATGGTGGCCTGGCGCTGCTGCGCCTGCTGGCCTTCGCCCTGCTGAAGTTCCGCCGTGATCTTCTCGCGCAGTTCGGCTTCCAGACGCGCCTTGTAGGCCGCCGGATCGTCTCCGATTTCTGCTTGAGCAAGCTGGCGCTGATGCCACTGCACAGCCGCCGCATAGCGGTTCGGGCTGTTTGCCACCTTCTGATAATCTGCTGGATCGAGCTTCTGGCTTCGCATGGCGTTGATAAACGCCTGCTCCGCCTCTGCCACCTTGTCGTCGCCGTACTTGATGCCCGCCACCATTTGGGCGGTCGCCATCAGCGTTGACGTAACCTGATCGAGTTGAGGCGTCAGAGTTTCCCGCACAGCATGCTGTGTTGCGGCTTCTGGGTTATCAAACCAATCTAGTTTCTGTTGAGGCTCCTGCTTCGGCTTCTGCGCATCCAAAAGCTGCGCAATCCGTCGCTCCCAAGCTGCATCGCGATCCGCAATTTCTTGACGGAGACTCGACACTTCCTCGGTATAGCGCTTGACCTTCTGCTTCTCAGCATGAAGAGCTTCGTGAGGGACGGTCTTTTGTCCGCCCTGCTGCTGCTCGCCCTGCTCCGATGCTTCGGCCTGCTGCTGCTGGCCTTCGCCTTCAGCGGCCTGCGCTACGTTTTCCTCAACATTGGTGTTCTGCTCGGTCACGGCTTCGCCGCTCCCGGACAGGATATTGTCCAGAGATTCAGTCATGGCATCCTAGTTTGTGTGATTAGTCACATACGCCCGTTGGCCGGCGGCACCGCGTGTTGTGTGAGACACGCTCTCAAACGCCCGTAACCCGGCGGCGGTATTCGTTAAGCAGCCTGCGGCTTGCGCGAGGCCAGCTTGAAATTGTCACGATCCATCTGCGCGCTGTGCGCGGCCTGCATCGGAGCCAATGATGTTTCCATGTTGGTCTTGGCCGTCGTGGCATCGCTCTTGCGCGCCTCGGACAGCAGCTTTTCGATCTCCGCCACGATCTTGGCGTTCTGCAACTCAGGCGGCGGCTCGTACTCACCCTGCTGTGGCTGCTGTGCCTGATCCGGCATGCCAGCCTCGTGCGCCTTGGCGAGATTGAGCGGAATCTTCGACTGGATTTCCTGCGCCTGCGCCTCGGTCTTGCTGACTTCAGCGACGGCACCGCGCATCTGAAGCTCCTGTGCCGGCTTGTTCGCCTGCGCCTTCTGTTCGGCGCGCTGCTCCATCTCGTTGAGGATGGCCTGTTTGCCCTTCAGGTTCGGCGCTGCCCGGACGATCGACTTGAACGGGATTTCTCCCTCTGTATCGAACTTCTTCAGTTCAACAAGCGCCTGGAACTGCTCCAACTGCGGCGACAGGCTGTCCGGCGCTTCATCAATGATGATGTCGCAATCAAGCTCGGCAACATTCCCGACGATCCCTGCGATCTTCTGTGCGGCCTGCGGGTCTTGCGCGGCCAACATCTGAATCTGCTGCGGATCGACGTTGATACCAACCCATTTGACGTTCTGGTCGTCGTCGGTGACGCGAATCCACTTCTCTGCGGTCCAATACTGGCGAATGCGGTTCCACATCGCCCGGAACACGCGCTTGTCCAGATGGCGCAAATTGTCCATCAGGTCGCCAATCTGGATCATGCCTCCCTGCTGGCTCGCAACGATGGCCCGGCCAGACGCGGCATTCGATCCCTGAGTCTTGTCGCCCATTTCCGTGGCGTTCGGACCCTTCAGGTCGATGGCGTTCTTCGATTCCTGCAAGAGCTGGAACTGTGCCGTTGCCACCTCGACACCGCTGATCGTCTCAATGCGACCGTCGCGCAGCGCGCCCGGCGCAACCTTCATCGTTCCGTCAGCCTTCGCCTTCTCCCGGCGGAACACCTCGATATTGTCGATTGCACCATCTTCGTAGATCGTCTGGTTCGACGACAGCAGATGCAGCGACTTGGAGCGGCGCTTGTTGATTTCGTCCTGCAGCGAGATCATCTCGCGCACAAGGCCATAGCGGTTGTTGTCGCGATCACAATAAGCCGACTGCAGGAACAGCTCGCAATCGCTCTCGCCCTTGTCGGTCTTGTAGGGAGACGGCCCAGCCTTCAGGATGCCACCCTTGGTGTATTCTGCGAAGTACCATTGCTCGTCGCGCTTGAGCCAAATCTGACAGATGCGAACACGCCTGCGCTTCTTGTCCGCCCAGAGCGAGTGCTTCGGCTTATCGTCGTAGGTATCGCTTGGAGCGTTGGTGAGCGTCACGTCAAGGATGCTGGCGGCTTCCGGGTTGTCCTTGTACATCGCCAAAGCGTCGTCGTAGTCCATCCACAGGACCGCGCCCAGATATCCAGCATCCGAGAAATCCGTCTCGGACGAATGTGGGTCATAGAACAGCCGATCCCACGAATACCGGCGAATGCGCACCTCAATGCCCGGCTGGCCGTTGTAGTCGATGGCCTCGGCCACTGACACACCAACGCCGCCAAAGCCCTCAACCAGCATGTTGCGCCATACGCCGGAGCGCTTGGCGTCGTAATCCTGTTCCTCGGCTACATACCGGAGCGCTTCCGTAGCGCCGTCAGCATCCGTTTCGTGCTTCGGCGTGCGCGGCATCGCCTTCGGGTCAATGCGCTGCTGCTTCTCAAGCCCGACGAGATAGTCAATCTTGGTCTTGATACGATTGTCGATAACCGGCGGCTGGCCACGGCCCTCAAGAGTCGAAATCTCTTTCGCCGTAAGCTGCTTGTTGTCCACGTAGTCACGATCGCGCTCTGACAGCTTGCGGGATTCGTAAGACGAATCCTCGCTTTCCTCAAACATTCTGCAGAGATCGCCAACGTCCAGCATTCCGTCTTTCGACGGTGCCGCGTCAGCCGCTACGCCGTTTTCCAATTCAATTCGTCTCCGTCGTCGTCAAATACCGCGTCCCAGCGGTCGCGCGGCTTGCCCTCTTGGCTCTTTGCCTTGACGCCAGCCTGCATGCGATCGAGCAACTGACCCACCAGACCGATGGCATCGACCTGATCGTCATGCTTTCCAGCCGGAAAACTCAAAAGTTCACTTCTGAAGTCTGCGTACCAAGGAGCGCCAACCGGCACGTAAAGCCCGTTCATGGCCATTGAGGAACGCATGGATTGCGCCCGGATGGCTTTGTCGCCTCGTGTCGGAAACTGCTCCCGCACTGTGTACGCGCGGCGCTCGTGCATCCTGCGCTCAAGAAACGGCCCGACGCCCGACTTGATCTGCCCCTGCTCTTCGGCCCACGACATAGGCTTCCACTGAAGCACCATGTCGCAAAACGACTCGA